GTCGGCGCCACTCTCGAGCCGGTGCCGAGCGCGGCAGCGATACCGAGGGGGGCGTTGGTGCCGGAACCGGTCGCGAAGTACTGCGACTCGATCCGGTCCTTCGCGTCCGCGAACAGGCCAGGCAGTTGCTCACCGAAGTTGGTGTCGTCCGCGGCTTCGTAGGTGGCCAGCACCCACGCTGCGAACTTCTTCGGCGCGACCTGGATCTGCGCGAAGTCCGACGGGGCCGCGTCAGCGGCGGTGGCGCCTTCAGCGACCAGCGCAGCGTTAACGCCAGCGGAGTTGACACCCTGCCATGCGTTCGACGTGGTCTGCACCACGCGGGACACGCGGCGGAACGGGTTCGCGGACGCGTTATTCGTGAGCACGATCGTGGGGTCGAGGACGTAGGGCAGCAGGTACCCACCGGACGCGTTCGCCAACTGGATGGCACGCATCCGGTTCTCGTTGCTCATCGGGTCCTGCAGATAGGCACGGAACGCCTGCCGGTACGCCTCACCGCCAGTGAGGAGGATGTGCCGCGCGAACTGCGGGTTCTCCTCAGCGCGGCGTGTCGCGGTCTGCGCCATATCATCGGGCAGCGTCCACGTCGACCGCTTGTTGTCGCCTTCGATGAGCGTCATCGCACGTTCGCGGAGCTCTTCCCCGCCGACTAGGTTAGACCGGACTCGGTCCATGTCGGCGAGCGGGTCTGGGTTCCGCTGAATGATGACGTCGGGGCCGCGGCGCTGGGTCGCATCTTCACGGTTCTCCGGCTCGTGACGGGCCTCGTCGATGCGGCGCAGTGCAGCCATCCGCTGACGCAGCTTCTCGGCTTGCGGCTCAAGGTCGTCGTACTCGGCGACGAGGGTGCCCTGCCAGTTGACGTCCTCTTCGGTGGGGTTCTGAATCTCGCCGATTTTCCGCAGTTCACCCTGGATGGCGCGGAGCCGGGTTTCCATGTCCTGCAGGGTCCGGTACTGGCCCTGCGTCTGCTCTTCAGGCACGTTTAACCTCCGTGCTTGATGATGAACTCCGCCCGTCGGGCTTGGAGTTCTTCCCTAGGTGACCGAGTCGAGTGCCCTGCAGGCGGGTCGTCGGCGGCGGGACCCTCACCGGAGGGTGTGCCAGGCTGCGGCGGGTCCCCGTAGGGAGTGCCGTAGCTGAGTATCTGCGCGAGTCGTTCACGTTCCCCAGCAGGCAACGTGCCGACCAGCAGCGCGGCTTGTTCGGCGCGGACACCGACAATCGCTGCGTCCGGGTAGTACGCGAACGTGCCCGGGCCGAACTCCCGCAGCGTCGACTCCATCCGCCGGACGGACTGCAGCTGCCCGGTGTGGGAGCGGCGGTAGCCACCACGCGGCGGCGTCGGGTCGGACCGCACGAACGCGCCCTGGAAACTGTAGGCGGTGATCGAACCGTCGCGGATCGCTTCCAACACCTCGTCCGCAGCCTGCGTCTTGTGATACCGCGACCTCGTGAACAGTCCGTTCCCATCAACCCGGACTTCCTCCGACACACCGATCGGCACGGAGTACCGCTCCGACGGTGTCCCGTACAGAGTCATGCCGTGGTTGAACAGCACCGGGATACCGGACCCGGAACGGCGGGAATGTTCGAGGGTGCGGTTGAACGCGGCAGGGTCGATGACCTCTTCGTATTCCCCGTCCTGGTCGCGGACCTGGGTGGGGATGTTGAACACCGCCGCATACGCATCGACGGTGCGCCCGTCGCCGGGTTTGATGGAGATGTCGTCGAGGCGGAACGACCGGGAGAACAGACTCGTGCGGGAACTCGAGGAGGAGGAGTCGGCGACTTCGACTCCGAACTTCTTCGCTGCGGCCCGGATTTTCGGCATCGCTTTCTCACCGAACGGGGACTGCGGCGCACGCGCGAGCGCGTTGCGGACGTGTGCGGCGTCGTGGACCGGGAAATGCCGCAGCGACCGCGGCACCGTCTTCCCGGACGAGTCTTTGGAGCCGCCGGGTTCGATGTACGCGAAGTCGGAGTCGGGGAGATCGTTGATGCTCGCCGACGTCATCTCAGCCCGCTCACTCATGGGGTTACTCCTAGATTTGCCGGCGTGTTCAAGTTTGGCGTGGGTCGCCGGGTAGATCCCGAGCGCTGCATGATGCGCGAGGTTGCAGTACCCGTGCGCCTGCTCAGGCGTGAAATGCGCGTGGACTTCCAGCTCGCGGGTGCACCGGTCGAAGTCGCCGGGTGCACCCCACCGGATACGTGCCGCGCCGGGGCCGTGGACCCAGTACTCATGGAGGCGTTCCGCTGACCCAGGGTGGGGCGCCGGCGATTCAGCCACCGCCGGCTCCGTTCATCGACGGGTTCTTCGCCGACCCGTACACGACAGGTTCCGTCGTAAACGAGTTCGGTGCTGGTTTCTTGCTGGCCGGTGTCTGCGGGTTCGTCAACACCTGACCACCACCAGCCGGTGAACCCATCTTCTGACCGCCGAGCGGCGCGGACGGGTCGAACACGAGCTGCGACAGGTCACCGGAGGTGACCGCCGACACCGCGGAATCGAACGTGGCCTGCGCCTGCCGCAGCACGAGGATCGCCGCGGAGTTGACTTGGGTGACCTGAGCCCGTTCCGTCTCCGCAGCCTGCAACGCAGCAATATCGGAGGTGTCGAACCACAGTTGGACACCCTTAGGTGGGATCGGGACGAACTTCTCCAGGGCAGCGCATCCCGACCGCCACAGGGGGCGCGCCGTCAAATCGGCGAAGCGGCGCATCGCGTCCGCGTACGCGGCGCCGACCGTGCGGACGGCGCCTTGCAACCCGATGATCAACGGGTCGACTCCGCCGGCGGAGCAGATCCGTTCCGCGCCGGCTGCCTGCACGGCCGCGTAGTCGAGGTCTTTCAGGCCAGCGCCGAGCATCGGGTCCGCGCCCTGATCGAAGATCAGGGGTTTGAACGCGTTGCCGACCCCGCCGTACTTCGCCTGCAGCCGTTCGACGGCGGAGTCGATGGTTTCCGGTTTCAACCGGGCCGGGTACCGGACAGCGGCTATCGGGGTGCCGTGATCCAGATACATGTTCTTGTAGGTGGTCATCCCCGAGTCGGCACCGACCTCCCGTAGGACGGCGGTGAGCCACGAGAAACCACGGAAATTCGCCAACGGGTCCGGGTACGGCGCCCAATGCGCGACCTCGTCGACGGTGAACGTCTGCGCACCCTCGGAACGCAGCCCGGTGCCCATCGACGGATCCCAGTCGTAGCCGACAGGTTCCCGGTAACGGCCGTTCGGACCCGTGTGGATCTCGGAGATGATCGTCACTTCACCCGGCGGGAGGCGGACGAGCCGGTCGGGTTCGGCTTTCCAGATGAACGCGTTCCCCGCCACGCTGACGTCTTGTTCCATCCGCGCCCACAGGTCACCGGAGGTGCCGTTCGGCCACGGATACTCCAGCAGCCGCAGCGACTCGTCACCGTACAGGGACTTGTCGACCTTGTTGCGGTATTTGAACACGGCTTCGGCGAGGAGCATCATCCGGACTTGGATGATCGCGGCGACGATCCCGTTGGTGGAGTACGCCTGCTGCGCCGCCGCCACCAGCTGTTGAGCGGCGATTTCTTTCCGGTCGTCGCCCCCGTACGTCATCAGGACGGCAGCGCCGGACGCCATCCCCTCCCAGTAACCCTGCGTCCGGTACCGTCCCTTGAACCGGTCAGCGAGTCTCATGCCGCGTCTCGGTACCGCTCAACAGGGGCTGGTAGACCTGACCGTGGTTTCTGGCCGTCGTCTCGGTACCACGCGTCGAGGCCCCACGCCACGCTGCCGGCCATGAGCACGATCCCGACCATCCACCACCCGATCAGGGCAGCCCCACCCACACAACCGCCGATAGCGGACAGCAGCTGCGCTGTCGGGGACTTCAGCGACGCCAGGGACCGCACGACACGGGCCTTAGTAGCTTGTGCCGCCGGAGACAGCGCCCACGTCAGCGTGCCCACCCACGACGTCGTGACCGTTTTCCACGATGAAACGGTGCGCGTCGGCCTGCTGCGCGTTACATGCAGCCATCGCCGACACCAGGCCGGACTGGACCCCCGCTGCTGTGTCGGAGAGCCCGTTCTGCGCGTCCTGATTCTCAGTCGAATAGGTTCCACTCATCTCACGACTCCCCTGCCAGTTCGTTGATCGCGAGGCCGGAGTCCCACTCGTACATCGACCCGCCGGACCCAACTTGCCGCGCGGGGGCGCCGACTGTGGAATCCGCGGATGGTCCGGAGCCTTGCGGTGAGGACAGCATCGCGGCGGTTTCCCGGCCGCGTTCCGCTGCCGCGGCCTGAGCTGCGCTGATCTCCGACGACACCAGCCCAGTGACATCCATCGAGGGTTGCGCGGTGTCCTGCGTCGCGGTGTCACCAGTTGCGCCGTTCCGTAGCTGCTTGTCTGTGTATGCCACCGTGCCTCCTAGGTGGTGACGATGTGGATGTCGTCGGGGCCGAGCCCGTCCCCGTAGGTGACATGCCCCCAGAACGCGAGAGTGGCGGCGACGAAGGGGGTGATGTCGGAGGTTGATGCTTTCCGGCCGAACGCGAACGCCCCATCCCCCAACGGACGGCGTTTGACGCCGGCGACTGCCTGCTCGAGTTCGGCCTGGGGGCCGTGGGTGATGGTTCTTTGGGCGATGGCGTCGACGATCCACGCTGCTGCGGTGGTGACAGCTTTCGTGTCGCACACCGTCAGCCACACCCCGGCCTGCTCCAACTCGGGGATCAGTGACGCGGATGGGCCGAAACCGTCAACAACCCACATCGGACGGCCGTGGTCCCGGTCCAACTCCTGAACCCGGTCCAGAACCCAGCCGGTGCCACGCTGCCGCTCCACCAACTCGAGATGCGTCCGGTCACCGTTCGGGCCGGCAACCGCGATCGACGTCCACGCCCGATCCAACGACACCTCAACCCCGAACGCAGACACCAACTCAGCAGCCGAGTCGGCGTCTTCGGTAGCAACCCACCCCGCAACCAGCGACGCCCCGCCGTCCATCTCCAACCACTCACCGAGACGCTCCCGAGCGAACGTGTCATCATCCATCTGAGCCCGTTCGTCAGCAATCGCATCCCACAACAACCGCGACCCACCAGCAGCCGGGTTCGACAACGCGACAGACGCGAGATCGTCCCGGTCCGCGTCCAACTCGCAGGACCACTCATCCCACCGCAACCGGCCAACATCACCCTTCAACGCGCCAGCGCGGGTCCGGGTGAACACCTCCCCGTTCATCGACGGCGCCGGAGGCGTCCCCGTGAAGATCAGCTGAGGGTTCCCCAAAGGCGCAGCGGACACCGTCGGCATCAACGCCGACAAATCATCGTCGGAAAGCTCCTGCGCCTCATCCATCACGATCACATCGACGGTGAAACCCCGCGCGGAGTTCTTCGACCGGGCCACGAACTCAATCTGAGCGCCGTTATGCAGGTAGATACCCTGCTGCGGCGCCCGGCGGACACTCTCAACAAGCGCCGCCAACTCAGGGAACTGCCGCTCGTTGTCGAAAAACCCCAACAGCCGCTCAAACGCCTTCCGCGC